GGTTCCCGCTTATGCCGCTGAATAAACTTGCTGCCTTTTTTGCAGATCAACAGCCATCTGCAAATTCATTAACAGCACCATATCTTTCTAGATTTAACACAGACGTTAAATTGCCAAGATTTGCGCCTAGCGATGAACTGCCACCAAGTTATGACCCATCTCGTGTTATGAAGGTAAGTGACGCAACGCGCAAAAAAGTTGTTAATGAAATCCGCAAAACAGATTGGTTTCGTGAGTTTCGAAATGAATTTGGAGAAGAACCAAATCTCGGGCCAGATGCTAATTATGATTACATTACGGCATGGCTATCCGGCGTTCGGCCAAAACGCTCCGCACAAGACGACAACAGATTCCATTGGGATTCCATGACGCCTGACGGCATAGTGTTAAAAAAACCCGATCATCCAACAGTCTGGAAAACTCATTTTATGGAAATAACCGGGCTTGATCCTGATGAAATTGGATTAAGAAATAAAAACGACGCCCAAATGTACATAAAAATGTTTCGTCGTTAATGCAACTGCCGATCTATAGCGCCGAAGACGAAGAGTTGCTGATGAGCAAACTCTGGTCGCCGTCCATTAAGGACGACCCAGAGGCGTTCGTACTGCTCGTCTTTCCGTGGCAGAAAAAAGGTACCCCGCTAGAGCATTTCCACGGCCCCCGTAAGTGGCAGCGTGATGTGCTGCGCCAAGTAGCCGCTCACCTCAAAAAGAACAAGGAAGCGACCGCTTTCGAGGTTTTGCGAATGGCTACGGCGTCAGGTCGCGGTATCGGTAAATCTGCGCTTGTCTCGTGGTTGATCCTCTGGATGCTGACTACGCGCATAGGCTCAACGACTATTGTGTCGGCTAACTCCGAAGCGCAGTTGCGCTCGATCACTTGGGCAGAAATCACTAAGTGGGCGGCCCTGCTGATCAACTCGCATTGGTTTGAAATCAGCGCTACCCGCGTGATGCCCGCTAAATGGATTGCTGAACTCGTCGAACGCGACCTCAAAAAAGGCACCCGTTACTGGTCCGTCGAAGGTCGTCTCTGGTCAGAAGAAAATCCCGACTCGTATGCCGGTGTCCACAACCACGACGGCGTGATGGTCATCTTCGACGAAGCCTCGGGTATCCCTGACCCCATCTGGTCTGTGACCGCAGGCTTCTTTACTGAAAACACGCCAAACCGTTTCTGGTTTGCGTTTAGCAACCCACGCCGAAACGAGGGCTATTTCTATGAGTGCTTCAACGCGAAAAGGAATTTCTGGACGACGCAAAGCATCGACGCCCGCCAAGTCGAAGACACCGACAAAGCGGTCTACGAACAAATCATCGAAGAGTACGGCGCGGACTCCCCGCAAGCCCGAATCGAAGTGTATGGACAGTTCCCCACCGATGGAGACGACCAGTTCATCCCTCCGAGCCTGGTGGACGAAGCGGCGAGCCGCCCTAAGTACAAAGATGAAACTGCTCCGATTATACTGGGCGTTGATCCGGCTCGAAGCGGTAATGACTCTACGGTCATTGTGGCACGACAAGGACGCGATATTGTCGCGATTAAGCGCTATAAAGGCGAAGATACGATGGAGATCGTCGGGCGAGTAATCGACGCTATCGAAGAGTTCCGCCCTGCGCTTGTTGTCCTTGACGAAGGTGGCCTTGGCTACGGCATCTTGGATCGCTTAAAGGAACAGCGCTACAAGGTGCGCGGCGTCAACTTTGGCTGGAAATCGTCAAAGCCTGCTATGTGGCAGAACAAGCGTGCCGAGATGTGGGGCGACATGCGCCAGTGGCTACGCACCGCCTCGATACCGAACGACCGGATGCTAAAATCCGACCTCTGTAGCCCGCAGTACAAGACGAACTCTTCGGGTTCGATAGCCCTAGAAGCCAAGAAAGACATGAGGGCTAGAGGGCTGGCGTCCCCTGACGCAGCAGATGCGTTGGCGGTTACTTTCGCGTACCCTGTTGCAAGTCGGGAGTCAAGAGTTAAAATCGAGCGTAAGTTTTCAGGACGCGGCGAGATGCTCTCGTCGTGGATGGGTGCCTAGGTGGCTAAAAAGTCCGTATCCCTCTCCGTCGGTCGCGGCGAAAAGCAGCCTGTTTCCAAGGGTGCTGGCCTGACCGCCAAGGGGAGAGCCAAGTACAACCGCGCTACGGGCAGCAATTTGAAGGCTCCAGCCCCAAGCCCGAAGATCAAGGCTGACGCAGGACGCAAAAAGTCCTTCTGTGCCCGCATGAAAGGCGTTGTTGCTAAGTCCAAAGGGCCAGCAGAACGCGCCAAGGCTTCACTCAGACGCTGGAAGTGCAACTAATGGCTGCTAAAAAGGGCTTGTACGCCAATATTCACGCTAAACGGGAGCGTATTGCTGCCGGTTCTGGCGAAAAGATGCGTAAACCGGGTGCTAAAGGCGCTCCGACCGCTAAAGCGTTCCGTCAATCGGCCAAAACGGCCAAAAAGAGGAAATAGTCATGAAGTACGGTCCTGTAGGTGTGTCTAAGAGCGCCACGATTGGCGACATGATCGAAAATTCGCGTATGCAGAAGCCCCGTATGCCTGCCCCGCGTGGTCCGCGTCGAGTAGACGAGGATTTAATCCGCACGACGGTGGCTTTCCGCCCGACGCCTATCGTTAAGCCGCGTGGACGGATGGGCTGACCGCATTAGGATTTGTCTTGAGCGACGCACCTAAAACTAAGCACAAATTCGCCAACAACGGATCGTTGCCGGAGAACTTGCGCTTAAATCAACTGCGGTACGACGCAAAGAAAAAGTATGGCCTGACTCTGGAAAAGGCAAAAGAGTTGCGAAGTCAGCCGTGCGACATATGCGGTAAGAAAGCCAAGAAGATGTGCATAGACCACAAGATTCCCGGCACTTACCGAGGTATTTTGTGCCAACAGTGCAACACTAGGCTTGGTTGGCTAGAAAAGAACTGCGACAATATTTTGTCTTACAAGGATCGAGGGCCGCAAAATGCCTCTGGTTAAGAGTTCAAGTAAGGGCGCCTTCCGGCGGAACCTAAAGGCTGAACTAAAGTCGGGCAAGCCGATGAAGCAAAGTCTTGCCATCGCGTATTCGGTCAAGCGTCGAGCAGCAGCAAAGAAGCGCAAATAATGGCTAAAGACCCTACAGGCATTAAGGGGGCGGCTCAAGTCGCCAACACGCCGGAATCTCGCCGTGGCAAAGACCCAGCGGATATTCTGGCGCAAGTACGCACTCGGATGCAGTTATCGCTGACCGCGTATGGCGAATCCCGAGACAGCGAACTCGACGACCTGCGCTTTATGGCAGGCTCCCCGGACAACCGCTGGCAGTGGCCGCAGGAAGTGCTGGCGACTCGCGGTTCTGTGCAGGGTCAGACGATCAATGCGCGGCCCTGCTTAACCATCAACAAACTGCCCCAGCACGTTCGGCAAGTCACTAACGACCAGCGCCAGAACCGGCCCTCGGGCAAGGTCATTCCGGTCGATGACAAGGCAGACATTGAGGTTGCCGAGATTTTCGACGGCATCGTCCGCCACATCGAGTACATCTCGGACGCCGATGTCGCCTACGACACAGCCTGTGAGAACCAGGTCACGTATGGCGAAGGCTATATCCGCATACTGACCGAATATTGCGACGACAACACGTTTGACCAAGACATTCGTATCGGGCGTGTGCGAAACTCGTTCTCGGTCTATATGGACCCTCACATCCAAGACCCCTGTGGGTCGGATGCCGAGTGGTGTTTCATTACTGAGGACATGCCCCGTGAGGAGTTTGAGCGTCATTTTCCTGACGCCGAGCCAATCTCGTCGATCCAGCAGCGTGGTACTGGTGACGAGAATTTGGCGCAATGGATTACGGATGACTCCGTTCGGATCGCGGAATACTTCTACGCTTACTACGAAAAAGCGAAGTTAAACCTTTATCCGGGGAACCAAACGGCATTTGCCGGGTCTATGGAGGCCACCCAGTTGGAGATGATGGGCTTGCAGCCCGTCCGTACCCGCGAAGTCGATATTCGACGCATCAAGTGGATCAAGACCAACGGTTACGAAATCCTCGAAGAGCAGGAATGGCCCGGTAAGCACATTCCGGTCATCCGCGTTGTCGGTAACGAGTTTGAAGTTGAAGGCCGTATCTACATCAGCGGCCTCGTGCGTAACGCTAAAGACGCGCAGCGCATGTACAACTACTGGGTATCCCAAGAGGCGGAAATGCTCGCCTTGGCCCCTAAAGCGCCGTTTATCGGCTATGGCGGCCAGTTCGAGGGATACGAGCATCAGTGGAAGACGGCTAACACGCAAAACTGGCCGTATCTTGAGGTCAACCCTGACGTAACTGACGGCGCTGGCAGCATGTTGCCGCTACCGCAACGTGCCGCTCCACCCCTTGCACAGACGGGCCTGATTCAGGCTAAGATGGGGGCGTCGGACGATATTAAGTCCACGACTGGCTACTATGATTCTAGCCTTGGCGCTACGTCTAACGAGCGCTCGGGAAGAGCCATTTTGGCGCGTGAACGACAGGGCGACACGGGGTCTTACCACTACGTTGATAACTTGGCCCGCGCTGTTCGCTACGTCACGCGACAGTTGGTGGACTTAATTCCGAAGATTTACGATACCCAGCGTATTGCTCGCATCATTGGCATTGACGGGGAGACGGGAACGGCTCGTATTGACCCCATGCAGCAAGAGCCGGTGCGCCGGATCGTGGACGAGGCTGGCGTTGTTATCGAGAAGATTTACAACCCGTCTGTCGGCAAGTACGACGTTGCTGTAACGAC